GGTTTTACCCTTGTCCTCAAGCGCCGCTTGGTTTGGACTAAATGGCTGATTGTTTCTGACTTGGATTAAAAATTGATATGATTCATCACCATTAGGACATTTGTCCGGATGGGGAAAACCAATATCATCCAAAACGATACACCACATACTTGATCTAAATCCGTCCCAATATTTGGAGCCTGGAGATAAAGTGTAACAAAAGTCGGGCTTCGTTTCAAGTCCCATGAACTTACCATAAAAGTTAAACATGATTTCCTTGAGATATGTTTTACCAACGCCTGATTCTCCAAAGAAAAGAACTGAAAAAGGTGCTTTGCGCAACTTCCTACTACTCTTCTTTGTAATGAAATCTGTGCGCCACAGTAGCAAATCATTGTAACAACGATTAACACTCTCTTTATCATATTTGGACATTCCATTAGTATGTTTCTTGACGTTAGCAAATTTTTCGATAGTATCGTCTAATTCGCTCTGAAAAGAACTAAGATTGAATCCAAACAATTCGGGGTTATGTAACTGTTGTTGTTGTTGCTTTAATTTATAATACGAATCAAAAAGAGCACCATAGGTATCGCCACTGTGATATATACAATCAATATCACCAGTTTTAATAACCTGTATACCTTTTTTAAGTATATATAAAAAAGTATCAAGCATAACAACCAGAAACGTTGGTCCAAATTTGAACTTCTGTTTAACTATATTAGCTTCCATATTAGTGTAACCGATATCAGAAAAACTAATCCCAAACTTTTCACAAACACCAAAACTTATGAAATAAGTGAGTAGTCGCTGTACCTTTTGATAAATGAGTGTATCTTTCAAAGAAGTGAATTTATTCAATATGTCATAATACAAGTTGACTTTATCAGAAATGTCATCTAATGATTGGAGCTGTACAGTAGGACAGCACTTATCAATCAGTGATTCGATAAAATCAAGAATAATTTCACCCAGAACACCACATCGATCCAGGGATTCAAGAGATATCCGTAATGCGCTCTTATTAGTTCGTAAACGAACAAATATGAGTACTGCTTCAGTGATACGACTAACTCTATCAGGCAGATTATAATTAATATATATAGCTCGTAGCAAATATATTAAATCCTCACCTAGAGCTTCATAAAACATAAAGTCAGTGCCAGATACAGATTTGAATCGTTCAAAGGAGGACTGCAAATCATTGGGGGCTTGTGGCAAAGGATTAACCGATGGACTGTTTGATCGGTCAGAGGCATGAAGCTTGGCAGGGGGACGAGCTCTGCAATATTGGTCCCTATAAACAAGTTTTGTATGCTGTTTATCACATAGTTCTTCACCATAGGATGGTGAATTTGGTAGATAAACCTCCACCTGGTTGTTGTTTGAGTTTTGTGGTAAATTTTCCTTCTTTAATTCGTAAGTGACTTTCATGAATGCAATTATTATGCACAATAAATAATTTTAATGAAATGGATTACTCCAAAGAACACTAAAGCTAAAATGAATATAGTCCAAACAAATTAAAGATCTATAAGGCACAAGGGCACTGGTAGTAACCTCGAACCTATGAACAATGTGCTACCACAACACACCTTCATATGAAATACCAGTGGAGTCTCCTCTCGGAGATTAGTCGTGTGAACCGTATAACGCCACACGAGGCATAGTATTTCTGAGTTTACCTGCTAACGTGGTGAAGTTGTTCAAATAAATGATTAGGCTTACCACAGACTATGTAAACTATCCAAGCGGGAAATTCTTGGATCCAAGTAGAACTTGGTGATCTGTATTCTCTACGAGTGCCGAGTACAATTTAGATATGAACTCTAGGATAATATACATAAAGTTAGCAAAGCAAACTTTGGAGTGGGGGTAGTGGTGGTGTAGGTTTGAATTAATGGGGATAGCCCTATTTGTGGTGAGAAAGTGACCCTGTACTTAAAAAGCAAGGTTTAACTCTAGGGCTAATATAAAAATACACAAAGACTATAAATAGTCTGTAAAGGGGGAGTTAGGTCTAGTTGGTGAACTAGCTAATACAAATCATGTAAATATTTAGGATAATTTTCGAGAGGTAGTAACTTTTCTTTAAACTTACCCTATGAAAGGGATCGAGAGGTAGAAAAATTCTTAAACTTATTATATCCTTAATAAATATATGACACCTATAAATTGTTTATATGGGATTGATCCAATTTATGCAAATAACTCTATCAAGCGGATTAACTTGACGCTATATTTCGGAAAAATGACAACTTGCTGCAATAATACAAGCCTTGACATATGTATCTTTACGACATCTTCGCGATGACCGCAAATTACCATGGCATCGACTGCAAATTGACTAACATTCAATATTGCAAGTTTCCGAAACATAATACATAGATTTCACTAAAAAGTGAAATCTA